CGAGCAATCATACTGCTATGGGTTTGCATCTAGTGGTGATTATCAATACCAACGAGACTTGGTTGACTCACTAAGAGAAGAGCATAAAAACTTCGCTTATGATAATACTGAGATAGTTGATATTAAAAATCATTGTTGGCTTGCAATACCTGATATAGACGCATGTAAAGAGATTGACGATTTAGTTATTTTAAACTTGCTAAATAAATACGAGGCTTGGTGATGAAGTTAACAATTGAGCAAAAGCGGGTTATAAGTCAAAATCCAAACATCCACAGTGCCAAGCTTGCAAAACTTATTGGCTGTAACCATAAGACCATTCAGAGAAGCAGGGTGTCAAATTGGAGTTATACAGGTGTTGGCATTCCTTTTCTTAGGTTTGACGGAGTGTTTAGGATTAAATATAAGCACAAGTTTATATTTGCATCGACATCAATAAACAAATCTATGGAAGTTTTAGAGCATCTTATCTGGTGCATTGAAAATGATATGTTTAATAAATCAAGAGTAGAGCATCCATATTTTGATATCTTAAGGTTTGGAGAATGAAATCACCAAAAACGCGTAACAGCTATGCAAGCATAGTTAATCGCATAATGAAAGAGCCTGAGTTAAGGCTAAAAAATAAATTAGAGCGCCAAGGTTTTGATTGGCGTGAAATTGATAAACAAATAAATGAACTAGTAAGGAATAAAAATGACACCAACACATCAAACAAAATTTAGCGCCGGCGCTGATTTATACGCAGCAGAAACAGTAACTATTGAGCCGCAGCAAGTTAGACTTGTTGGTACTGGGTTTTCATTGCGGGATATACTTCCCGTCCCGTATAGCAAGAGGCGCAAAAATATGGGTAGTGATTTGGTATTCATGCTTTGCAACCGATCAAGCATTGCATACAAAAAAGCATTAATGGTGTGCAACGGAGTGGGAGTGGTTGACCAAGATTTTGAAGGTGAAATTAAGGTTATGTATATCAACATGAGTGGCGAGCCTCAAACAATCAATAAAGGCGAGCGAATCGCACAATTAGTACCAATGCGTTATGTTACTAATCTTTTTGATGTTGAAGATAATAAGCGAAAAGGTGGCTTTGGGAGTAGCGGCAAATGAATAACTACAAAAAATACTTGCGCCTAATGAATTTAAACAAGAAAAACCCATTGCCAGAAGTAACACTAAAAGCAATGTGGGATAACTGGCACTGTAATGATGAAGATGAAAAGCATCCACCATATTACTTTGGCATAAATCAAAGTTGGCGCGAAAGGCAGTTAGCGGTAATGCGTGAATTAAACATTGAAGAAACAATAAAATTTACACGTGGCGGTGATTCAAGACTTAAGCATGTAAAGTTTACAGATAACACAAAGCATTTATTTGCAACGTGTCAAAACCTAATAGCGCGAAAGGCGCATTTTAATGAAAATAGCGGGGTTGCGTTATGATTTCCCAAGAATTAATTAATAGAGTGAAAGCATATTTAGTTAACTGGCAGGAGCTGCCACTGCCTTTAGCTGATGAACTGCTAGAAAACTACAAAAGTTTAATAGAGCAAAACGCAGAGTTACACAAAGAGCTTGCAAAGTTAAAAAGTGATCGTGTTTTTGTGGTTAATTATGAGGAAGTGAAATGATTAAGATAATTATTATCGTCATAGCATCCCTATTTCTATTTGGTTGCGACTATATTCCTCATGAGAGGTTTGAAATAAAGACGGAAAGCGGCGAAATTATAACTTTGTCATGCCCAATTATAAGCGAGGGTAGAAGTAAGGTCACATACCTAATTGATGGTGAGTGTGTAATCGTAAAATAGCCCACAGCAACAATCAATGCTACAATAAAGCCATACTTATTAACGTGTGGCTTTTTTATGTCTGCAAACAATCTAAATAAACAATTCGTGGCTAATATGCGACAAAATCAGCGTAGGCCACTTAATTCTATTATACCTAGTGCTCCGGTTAATTTTGGCGATACTAACAGAAATGATTCTGCTGCTTATGGCTATCCTGATGCAATTGAATTTGATGTGCTTTATAACGCATATCGCCGAGGTGGTTTCTTTAATGCTATTGTTGATATTATTCCAGAGCGTTGTTTTAGTGATGATCCATTTATTGTTGATGGTGATGAAGATACGCCGCAAGATACTAAGTTTGAAAAAGAAGTTAACGAGCTGGTCAAAAAGTTTGATTTATGGCGCGTGTTTGAGACGTCATTCAAAATGGCTGATATTGGTCAGTACTCAACAATTGTGCCTGTAATATCTGAGTCATCTGAAAACAAGCTAGAAAACCCCATTGAGCAAGGCAAGAGAATTATTGCTATCAATCCGTGGTATCAAGTTGAGTGTGAAGCTAACCAGGAGTTTGATCCAGACTACAATAGCGAGAATTACAACAAGCCGCTCACTTACCGCCTACAGCCATCTCAGTTAAGTGGACGCCAAACAACTAACGCAACACAGCATACACTGCACTACAGTCGCGTAAACGTCATTACAAACGCGGTAGGCGCGACTATTTACGGTGAGTCAGTTTTAGAGCCGGCATTTAACGCTTTATTTGATGCTAACAAAGTGCGCGGTGCATCTAGTGAGGGTTATCGCAAGAATGCAATGCAAAAGTACATTCTAAGCGCTAACAATGCAGATGCGGCAAAGTCATTTAACACTAATAAAGACGCTATGGATGAGGCGCTAGATAATTTCAACGATAATTTTAACAACGCATTACGCATGGCTGGTGTTGATGTAACAACGCTACAAACACAACTGCAAGACCCAAAAAGCGCATGGGAAATATGCGTAGTAGAAGCGTGTGCAAGCCGTGGTGTGCCATTGACTGAATTGGCAGGCTACATTACAGGCGAGCGGGCAAGCTCAGAAAATAGCTCGGCATTTACTAAGCGACTTAAAAAGTGGCAAAAGAAATACGGCAATGACATACATAAGTTTTTACAGCGACTAATTGATTTAGGTTTACTTTCTGAACCTAGTAGTGGTGAATTTAAAGTTTGTTGGCCTGATATTGGCGAGCCTAGCACAACAGAAAAGCTTGATAATGCTGGTAAGATGACTGAGCAAAACGAAAAAGCATTCAAAGCTGGTGAAGAAAAACCGTGGACAATGGAAGAAATTCGACAGGCTGGCGGCGCTGATTCTGAAAAGCCCAAAACTAAATATGATGATTTTGACGCTAAAGACGATTTAACATTGGATGATGATTTAGATGAAGAAAATACGCCAGATTAGCGCTTATCCAGTTATACCTAATGACTCGGCAGACCCAGCAAATCAAAAGGGTAATTTAAGGCGCGCACAGGTAGAGTTAAAAAAACGGTTCGAGCGAATTAACAAAGCTGTTAAACAATTATGCCGCGACCAAAAGCAGTATCAAAGTGTTGCGGCAGCTAATAGTAATCGTATGAGTTTTTGGCAACCGCTTGAGTATTTTACCAATGATAAAGGTGAACTTGATACGCGCAAATCTGATGTGTTTATTGCTAACAAACAGTTTTATAGTTATGACATATCAACAGAGCGCTACGATTCTATCAATAGCTTTATTGAGCGACTGCTTTACAGTGAGATATTAGAGTCACTAGATGGACGTAGACCGCAAAACTGGTTTTATCAATCATATCTATCAAGTGCAACTCAAGACGCGATACGCGACACTATACAGTCATCTAAGAACATGGCAGAGCCTAGTGTTGTAGGTGATGAAATAGCAATGATGGTTAGGCAGTTGGACGCAGATGCATTTAATCCTCAGCAAATTAACTCACTTAATCTAGTTTACTCGCGTGTATTTAATGAAATGAAAGGCTTAACTGATTCAATGAAAGTTGACCTATCAGAAACACTAACTCGCGGCATGGCTAACGGTTTGGGTATTCAGCAATTAACTCGAGATGTTGCTAAACGTGTAGGTGTTGGATTTAGCCGAGCGCAACGCATATCACGCACTGAAATTATGGGCGCATACAGGACGGCGCAACGAGATAAAACGCGCCAGATTAATAAAGATATTTATGGAAATTCGCCATTCATACAAAAGCAGCTTTGGTTTAGCGCCTTAGCTATGACAAGTCGAAGTTGGCATGTTAGTCGGCATGGCAGCATTTACAGCATTCAAGAGGTTGAAGAGTTTTATAGTGAAGCGGCTAATTCTATAAATTGCCTTTGCAATCAATCACCTATATTAGTAAACCGCAAAACAGGCGCAGTAGTTATGCAAAGCCTAATTGATAAAATGAAACTACAAAAGAAAGCTTGGAGGGTTGGAGTCGCTAGAGCTGTATAGTAAAAAGCCACCAATTAAAGTGGCTTTGTTAATTCTGGGTTTTCGTGAATGTTACCGATAACCTCAAAAGACTGTCCTGGATTGGATAGGTGACTGAATGGCTTGCTGTGATTAAATCCACCATCATAACAATAAAGCTCAAGACCACCCTTAACCCAAGTAACAACTCTAATGTCTGGCATTTCACCAATTGCAGTACATGAGCTTGAGCCTGAGAGCACAAACTTGGTTACGGTTGATTTTTCATGCTTAAAACCATGAATTTGCTGATGATACATCTGAACAATATCACCCTCATAAATATCAACACCATTCTTATCTTTTAAGCCAGTGTATTGCATAACCTTGCAATCAAGCCCATCTACCGTGTTTTGCAGCATGTGACCAAAACCAAAATCGCTACCAATGTGATTTTGAACATTAGGGTACATTTCAGAGTAGCTTTTACCGTCAGTAACCCAAGCTCTAAATTTAATCTCTCTCATTTCTTTAATCTCCAAATCTGTTAAAAATAATAATTGCAAACACACTATAATATGCTACATTATTAAAAACAACATTAAACGCAAAATATTTTATGTGCATAGATAACTTACTAGAAGA